GCAGCAGCAGCCGACCCAGGCACCACGCGCACCGCAGGCAGACCCGCTTGCGGCCATCGTGGAGCAGCACGTCGGCCCGGCGCCCAAGCCAGAGGATTTCCCCGCTGGGGAGTTTGACCCCGGCTTTCGCAAGGCTGAGACGGATTACATCCGGCGGTCTGCGGCAGTCGAGGCGCAGGTTCGCATTTCGCAGCAACTGCAACAGGCGCAGATCGCGACCCGTGAGCAGCATCTTGCGGCGAACCTAGCCCAGCAAGTGGCAGTGATCGAGAAAGCCGACCCGGAAGCCCGGACGGCTATCGCGGAACTGGGAATGAGGCTCGGCAAGGCCGGGCAGCATGGCCAGGCCGTCGCCAATGTCATCGCCGAACTCGGCGCGGACGTGGCGTATCACATCGCCAGGAATCCCGAGGTTGAGGCGCGTCTTAGGTCCGTTCCTGTCCCGGTCGCACTGATCGAACTGGGCGAACTCCGCGCGACGCTCAAAGCGCGCACGGCGACGCCCGTGGTGCAACCGACCTCTGCGCCGAACCCGCCGCCACGCCTGCGAGGCGGGGGCGGGAACACGGTGGACCTCGACCGAATCCCGATGAGCCAGTTTGCGGCCATCGTGAGTAAGGAAGTCACTCACCGCGGCTGAGCGCAGGGGCATCCCATAGGGACCCCGCTAAATGTCTAACGCAATCATCACGCCGACCCGCGTGGTGCGGGAGGGCCTTGTCCTTCTCGACAACATGCTTGTCTTCCCGAAGCTCGTCCACACCGACTATTCGGACGAGTTCGTGGCCGGCACGGGTGACACCGTGACCATCCGCCGCCCGGTGTCTTACCAGGGCTACGAGTCGGCCACCATGTCGGTGTCCGACACGGATGAAGGCTCGACCACTGTCAGCATCGACAAGTGGGCCGGCGTCGCGATCCAGTTCACCGACAAGGAGCGCACGCTGTCCATTACGGACTTCCGCGAGCGCTTCCTCGTCCCCGCCATGCGGACCATCGCCAACACGATCGACCGCGCCATTGGCGCGCGCATCGCCGGGCTGTGGAACCATGTCGGCACGGTGGGCAACACCATCGACTCTTGGGCCGATTTCGCCCGCGGGCCGCAGCGGCTTGACGAGATGGCGGTGCCGGACTCCATGCGTAAGGCGGTGCTGACCAGCGCCGATGCCTATGCGCTGGCGGGCAGCTTCAACTCCGTCTTCGTCAACAACATCGCCAAGTCGGCCATCGAAGAGGCCGAGATGCCGAAGATGGCGGGCGTGGACAACGTCTACCGCTCGCAGAACGTGCCGACCGTGACCACGGGCACGCGCGTCAACGGCGCGGGCCTGCTGACCAACGGCGCGGCGCAGACTTCCGCGTATTCGGCGGTCAAGTCCACTTACAAGCAAAACCTGATTTGCGACGGTTTTGCCGCAGGTGCGACCGTGAAGGCTGGCGAAGTGTTCACGCTGGGCACGCTGGCGAGCGGCATGGTTGCCGTGAACCCGGTCCCGAGCGTGGTCGGCTCCAAGCCGGTGCTTCCGTATCTTCAGCAGTTCGTCGTCAACACCGACGCGACTGCGGACGGCGGCGGCAACATCACGCTCGACATCAGCCCGCCGATCATCACGAGCGGCGCCGAGCAGACCGTGAGCATGACCAGCGCCAACACGGACGGGCTCAACCTCGTCTTCATCGGCGCCGCGTCCACCACCATCCCCCTCAACGCGGTGTTCCACAAGAACGCGATTGCCTTCGTGAACCGTCCGCTGGTCATGCCGGCTGGCGTCACCGAATGCGCCCGCGAGACCCACAAGGGGATCAGCATGCGCTTCGCCCCGGTGTGGGACGGCGTGAACAGCAACCAGCGCTGGCGTCTCGATGTGATCTACGGCGTGAAGACGCTGGACGGTCGCCTCGGCGTCCGCATGAACGGCTAAGGAGGCCGATCAAATGCCTGTGCGTGAACTCTCTGACGGCAACCCCGACGGCACGCGCCTCGGGAACGCCTCGTCTGACCTGCTTGGCTTCTATGGGCTGACCACGCCCATCGTGCGCCCGAGCGTGACGGCCTACACCACCACGACCGCGGCGACCTCGACTTCGCCCTGGGGCTTCGGCACGTCCACCCAAGCCGACGCGGTGAACACAGCGGTTCGCCAGATGGCGACGGCGCTGCGTTCCCTCGGCCTCGTCGGCTAAGGGCAGGGCAGGGGGCGGGGCAACTCGCCCCCTGCTACCTTCATGGCGGAGAAGGTGATCATCGCAACGCCGATCTTCGGCGGGGCCGTGGGGCGCTATGTCGCCTCGCTTACCAAGACGTTGCACGCGCTACAGCAGGCCGGGCAGCCGTATGACGTGCTGATCCTTGAGGGCGATGCCTACATTGCGCGGGCGCGGAACACGCTGGCGCTGGGCTTCCTGCAAGGGGACGGCGATACGCTGTTTTTCATTGACCAGGACATGGGCTGGGAGCCGGAAGGCTTCTTCCGCATCCTGACCGCGGACGCGCCGGTAGCGGCGGCGGCGTATCCCATGAAAAACTCGTGGGAACAGTGGACGGCGCAGTTTGTCGAGGACAACGGCCAGATGATGGGCCGGTCGCGCGCGGACCAGACCGGGCATCTCATCGAGGCCGAGGCGATCCCGATGGGGTTCACCAAGATCACGCGCGACGCGCTGATGGTGATGCGGGAGAAGCGGCCGGAATACGATTGGCCGAACCCGGTCAACCCTGAGCGCAAAATGCATAACTGGTTTGCGACCCCGCCGAGCGCGACGGAGGGAATCGTTGGCGAGGATGTCTGGTTTAGCCGGGAGTGGCGCCGCATCGGCGGCAAGCTTTGGGTAGATCCGGACGTGACGCTTGACCATGTCGGTTCCAAGGCTTGGACGGGCAACCTGCACAAGTTCCTGATGGGCGAGACGGTGTTGACCGTGACGGCTGACAAGCCGGATCTGGGCGAGGAAGTCTGATGGCAACCGTCTTGCAGCACATCACGCGCGCCGCGCGCCTTATCGGCGTGCTGCAAGAGGGCGAGCAACTCAACGCGGATGCGGCCGGCGACTTCATCGGCGCGCTGCAATCAATGATCGCGGCTTGGGAAAACGAGGGCGTCCAGCTTTCCGGGCTTGTCGGCGCGACGCTTGCCGCGGGCACGAACCTCGCGGTTCCGGCCACGCATGACGAGGCGATTCAGACCAACCTGGCGCTGCGGATGGCGCCGGAATACGGCGCGACGGCGGTTATCTCGCCGCTGCTGATCGAGCGCGCGGAAACTTCCTTCCGCAACCTTCAGGGCATCTATGCCGACGACATACCGATGACGGTTGAGCCTGCGCTTCTGCGCGGTGGCCGCATCGGGATTTGGGATGGGGATTGGCAATGAGCGGCACTCGCGCTGCACCGCGAACCTCGTCCCGCTATCAGCGCGGGCTGTCCTACGAGCCTGGGCTTGCCGACAGCCGCTATCGTCCCGAGCGGATGACTGGCGGCGGCGGCGGGCCGGTGACGAACGTCGGCGGCGGCGTGTCTCCGATTATGCCGCCGGATGATGATGACGGCGTTGTTGTTCCGATTGGCGGCGGCGGCGGCGGCAGCCTCGGCGCGATTGGCGGCGGCGCGGGGCTGCTTGCGGCGTTGGCGAACCCGAACCTAATCCGGCAGTTGGGCGGCTTGCTCGGCGGTTCCGGCACGGCGGTTTCGGGCATCACGCAGGGCAGCACGTCGCTCGGCGCGGGCGCTGCGGCACCGGCTGCGGGGGCGCCGATTGACCCGATCAGCGCGCTTGCGCCAGAAGCGGCCACGCAGGGCTCTACGAGCGGCCTGGCGGGCACGGGCAGCGGCGGCGGTGGCGGTGGTGCCGCTGGCGGCCTGACGGGCCTGTATGGGCTTCCTATTGTGCCGTTCGGCGGCGCTGAGTTCGGCTCGGCGGTTTTGCCGGCCGGCTGGGGCGCCTCGGCGGGCAATCAAGTTTTGTGGTCGCCGCAGCCTATTGATCTGTCGCAGTTTGCGACGGGTGGGCAGACCGTCATGGACGGCGGTGGCACGGCTGCGGCGCTTGGCGCGGACCTCGTTGACGACGTTGCCGGCGCGGCCACTGGCGGCCTTGAAGGCGTCATGGGCTCCGGGCTGCTTGGCGGCGGCTTCGACTTGCTCGGCGGCCTCGGCACGCTCGGCGGCGGCCTCCTTGGCAACTACGTCGCCGGGCAGGCTGGATACAGCGGCGACCGCGACCCCATGGGACAGCAGATCGGTTCCGGGCTCGGCTCGGCTGTCGGCGGCCTGTTCCTTGGCCCCATCGGCGCATTCCTCGGCGCGCAGCTTGGCGGCGCCATCGGCGGCCAGTTCGGCCCGCAGGAAAGCGTGGGCGCCAACTGGAATGCAGGTTTCACGTGGTCGCCCGAACTCGCGAACCAAGTGCAGAATTCCTTTATCGCATCCGGCGGCACCATGCCGACCGGCTTGACCGGCGGCTTCGGGTTTCAATCGTTCAGCGGTCAGGACAACGGCGGTCAGGCGAACATGGACTTCGCCAACGCATTCCAGCAGCAGCTTATGGCGATGGCGGCGGCGCAGGGCTACGCGGTCAACCCGACCGCGGTGGGCGCGGGCTACGCCGTGGGGCAGTTCATGCCCAGCGATAGCATGACGGCGCCGGGCCAAGGCTACTTCTACAAGGCGGGCGACGACTACGCCGACAACCCCAGCCGGTTCTTCGGCACGGACCTCAACGCGCAATACCAGCCGTTCAACGGCGCATTTAGCGGCCTGTTCCCGCAATCTAACCTGACGGTCGGGCAATATATGCTCGATTACGCCTTTGACGACCTTGTTCGCCAAGGGCTGTTCGTGCCGCAGGGTCAGGCGGTCAGTCAGGACGCGGCGTTGCAGCAACTTATGGGCACCGCGCAGCAGAACTTCACGAGCGGTCAGAACTACTTCGCGCAGGCTGAACAGAACCAGAGCATGGGCTGATGCCGCGCATCCTGTGCCGGTAGATACTGGAAACTAGCACGAAAAACACTAAGTATCAGGGATGCGGAAGATCCCTGGATACAGCAACTATCTGGCCGGCGAAGACGGACACGTTTACCGGCTGTGGCACTACAAGAAACCGCTTAACCCGCCGCTGCGGTTGAAGTCGTTTAGGAATCCGTGCGGTTACATGCAGTGCGGCGCCATTGCCGACGCTGACTGCCCGCCGGAAGTTGGAAAGCCCCGGCGCGCAGGGCGCCCGGTGCATCAGTTGATATGCCTCGCATTCCACGGCTTGCCGCCTTCGCCGCGGCACGAAGTGGATCACATCAACAACGTTCGCGACGACAACCGCCCGGAAAACCTGCGGTGGGTTACGCGCCGCGAGAACGTCAGAAACAGCAAGAAGCACTACACATATCCCGCAGGCGAAAAGCACCACTGCGCGAAGATAAACCCCGCAGTTGTCTTGGAAATACGCAAGCGACGCGCTCGCGGCGAACTTCTTCGCGTAATCGCGGCTGACGTGGGCTTGCACTTGGCCACCGTTCACAACATCGCAACCGGCAAGACATGGAGGTGTGTTCCGCACAATGCCGCGCATCCCCATGGCGCTCCAATCGTATCGCCACCGTAGCCTTCCCGTTTCTGCCCAGCGCATAATTAATTGGTGCGCCGAGCAAGAACCTCGCGACGCCAAAGCCCCTGTCATTCTGATCCCCACGCCGGGGCTCGACGTGTTCACGACCCTGCCGGCGGGACCGTTCCGCGGCGCGCAGGTTATGGGCAACCTCTGCTACATCGTGGCCGATGACACGGTGTATGCGGTGGACACGTCCGGCGCCTATACCGCGCTCGGCACGCTGGCGGCCGGCGGCGCGGTCAGCATGGCGAACAACGGGACGCAGATGGTTGTGGTGGTCCCCGAGACGCAACAGGCGTGGATTGCAACACCTGCAACATTGACGCAGATCACGGACGCGGATTTCCCCGGCGCGGCGACCGTGGCTTACCTCAACGGGTTCATGGTGTTCTCGCGGCCTGATAGCACGTCGTTTTTCTGGTCCGCGCTGAACGACGCCGCGACCTATGACGCGCTTGACTTCGCGAGTGCGGAAAGCGCCCCGGACGCCATCGTGGCGGTGCGGCGCATCGGCGACTTCCTGTGGTTCTTCGGGACCGACAGCATCGAGATATGGTCCGGGTCCACTCAGGGCGACGTGCCGTTCACGGAACTCGCGGGGGGGCTGGTGCCGCAGGGCTGCGGCTCGCGGTTCAGCATCGCGGACTACAATAACAACCCGTTCTGGCTTGGCGCTAACCGCGTGGTCTATCGCGGCGAGGGCGCATCCGCGCAGCGCATCAGCACGCACGCGATTGAGCAGGCGATTGCGGGCTACGAGACAGTATCCGATTCCCGCGGTTGGATTTATGAGCAAGAGGGCCATACCTTCTACGTCCTGACGTTCCCCGACGCGGGCGAGACGTGGGTCTATGACCTGGCGACGCAGTCCTGGCACGAGCGCGAAAGCGAGCCGGTTCAATACAACGGCACGTGGCGGGCGATTGGTGGCGTGTCGTTCGGCGGCGCCACGTTGGCCGGGGATAGCGTTGACGGGCGGATTTATGTCGTTGACCCGACGTTCCCGACCGAGGACGGCGACCCCATCATTCGCACGGCCGTTGGCGCGCCGCTCTACAACGAAGGCAAGCGGCTGTTTCTGAGCAAGCTTGAAGCCGACATGGAGACGGGCGTTGGCACGGTTAGCGGGCTGGGCTCGGCGCCGAAGGTTTGGTTGTCCGTCTCCGACGATGGCGGCCGGACGTTCGGCTATGACCACGAGGCGAGCCTTGGCGCCATGGGCCAATATCGCACGCGGGTTCGGTGGCTGCGGCTGGGCACGTCGCGCGAGCGGGTGTTTCGCATTCAGATGAGCGACCCCGTCCGCACGACGCTGATTGCGGCCAACTTTGATGCGGTGCCGGGCGCCAGCTAATGGCCCAGCAACGCTACGACTTCCCGATCCCTTCCGCCGATCCGGTGGTTGGGGCGTCGCGGATGGTCACGCCGATCTGGTTGAAGCTGTTCAACGCATGGCGCGACCGTTTCGGCATCCTGACCGAACAGGCGCAGGTTTATGACCCGCCGAACATCCTGAGCGGCGCGACTTCCTCGATTGCCGTTGCCTTCGCGGGCGCGAAGCCGGGCGACAAGGCGTGGGCGACCCATAGCGCGGTTCAAAGCGGGATCATCCTGCTTGCGACGGCGACGACGAACAGCGTGACCGTGACGTTCTGGAATGTCACGGGCGCACCGATTGACCTGGCCAGCGGCACGCTGCGCGTAGGAGTGGAAAGCACGACATGAGCATCGTTGGACCGCGCAACGCGCTTGCGGGCGTGGCTGCGCCTTCTATGGGCTGGGAAAACGGCATGAACCCCGAACTCGCCGCGGCGCTTATGGCGGCGCTCGCCAACCCGCAGATGCAAGCGCCCATGCCGCCTATCGGCGCGCGGCCGGCGCCCTACGAAATGCAGTATGTGCCGGCGGCGCGTTCCGCGTTCCCCGGCGGCTACATGTGGGACCCGCGCGGACAGGCCGGCGCCGCCTTCGGTGCTGCGCCTCCGCAGCGCGCGCCGATGCAGGCGCGGCGACCTGTTTCCCGTGAAATGGGCGCGGACCAACTCAACGCGCTTGTTCTCGGCGCGCTCGGCGGTCAGGCGCCCGTCGCGCAGGGCGGGAACAACTACGGCGCCGACCAGAACATCCGCCGCTTTATGGGATACTGACCGATGATGGATTGGCTCGTCCCGCTGCTTCAAGGCGGCTCGGCGCTTTACGGCGCATACAGCGCCAATCAGGCGGCGAACACCGCGGCGCAGGGCGGGCAGAACGCGCTCGCGCTACAGGCGCAGATGTATAACCAGAACCGGCAGGACTTGGCGCCATGGCGCGCGGCCGGTCAGCAGGCGCTCGGCGCGATGGTCCCGCAGGTGACGGGCGGCTTCCAGGGCTCGCCCGGCTACCAGTTCCAGCAGAACGAGGGGATGCGGATGCTCAACAACCGCCTCGCCGGGATGGGGCTGGCGAACAGCGGGCAGGCGCAGCGCGCGGCGTTGCAGTATTCCCAGGGCCTCGCGGCGCAGGACTACGGGAATTATTGGAACCGCCTCGCGGGTCTCGCGGGCGTTGGCCAGACCGCGGTGGGGCAGGGCGTGCAGGCCGGGCAGATGTATGGCCAGAACGCCGGCCAGACCATGCAGGGCATCGGCTCGACGCTCGCGGGCGGCCAGAACCAGGCGGCTAACGCGCTGATGGGCGGCGCGAACAACCTCGCCTCTTGGTGGATGCAGAACCAGAAATGAGCGGGGCATTCTCCTACACGCCGATACAGGTTCCCGATTTCGGGCAGACCCTTGCGCGCGCGCAGGGCTTGCAGGCGAACCGGCTCGCCATGCTCGCGCAGCAGCGCCAGTTGCAGCAGGGCCAGGCGATGGACGAATTCCTCGCCAACAACGCGGGCGGCTTCGCGGCGGAAGATCCGTCGAAGCGCATGAACGTCCTTGCCCAGCTTGCCACGATGGGGCCGCAGGGGTTGCAGATCGCGCTTCCGCAGATCGCGGACCTTCGCGCGCAAATGGATTGGAACAACCCGAGCGCAGGCGCGCCGTCTCCGCAGGCAGCGCCCAGCGCCCCCAGCCCCGGCGGGCCGCCTCTCCCCGCCGGGGCTGGCGCGGGCGGCTATTACGGCACGCTGCGGCGGCAGGAGAGCGGCACCGACGACGCCGCGCGCAATCCCCGCAGCACGGCGACGGGCCGCTATCAGTTCATTGACGGGACGTGGCTGACCTTCGCGCAGGAAAACCCGGACCTGTTTCGCGGCATGTCCCGCGAGCAAATCCTTGCCGCGCGCGTCAACCCGCAACTGCAAGAGCAGGCCGCGCGCTGGTATGCCCAGCGCAACGCTTCGACGCTGCAAGGCGCGGGCCTTCCGGTCAACGACGCCACCATTGCGCTGTCTCACGCGCTCGGCGCGGGCGGGGCCACGGCTGTTCTGCGCGCAGACCCGAACACGCCGCTCGCGCAAGTGTTGGGCGAGCGGGTGATGCAGGCAAACCCGACTTGGCGCGGGATGACCGCCGGCCAGTTCTCGCAGATGATGCAGCGCCGCTATGGCGCGGGCAGCACGTTCGCAGGTGGTGACGCTGCGCCGGCTGGCGACCCGAACGTGACGCCGGTTCAAATGCAGCAGGGCGGCGCGCCCGCAGCGCCGGGCGCCGTGCCGTCGCGTGGGGCAGGGCAGGGGCTTCCCGAGGTTCCCGGCTTCGACATGGCGCGGGTTCAACGCGCGTTGACGATGCCGAACAACCAATATGCGCGGCAGTATCTGCAAGCCTACATGCAGGCGGCGCAGCTTATGCAGCGCGGCGAGCCTTCCGCGCCCGTCGAGATTGCGGACCCGTCCAGCCCGACCGGGCGCCGGCTTGTGCAGCGGCAAGAGGCTTACGGCGCCCCCGCGCCTGCGCCTGAGCGCAATATGCAGACGGTGGACCTTGGCGAAGGCGCGCCGGAAGGCCCCGGCCGCTACGCTGTAGAGCAGACGCCGGAAGGGCCTCGCCTGCGCCGTCTCGGCGCGCAGCCGCCGCCGTCTACTCAAACCCAAGTCAACACGGGCGAGCGCCGCACGGATACGCTGGTCGCGAACGCCTGGGAAACCTATGAGAACACCGTGGTTGACGCCGGGCGCCGCGAGCGGCTTTTCCAGCGCGCGGAACAAGCCATGGCGACGTTCAACCCCGGCCAGCTTGCCGACCGGCGCCTTTGGCTTGGCGGCCTTGCCTCGCAACTCGGATTGCGCGTCGAGGGACAGTCCGAGGGCGAAGTGCTGCGCGCCGTTCAGCGGCAACTTGAACTTGCGGCCACGCCGCGAGGCCAGGGCGCCATTACGGAGAACGAGCGCGCGCTTATCCGCGAGACAATCCCCGTGCTTCTCAGCACGCCGCAGGGCGCGCGCGAGGCGATGAACCTGCTTCGCCGGCTTGACGCCTATGATGTGCGGATCGCGCAGATTTACCGCGAGAACGCGCGCCGGAACGGCGGGCAGCCGAACCCGGTTAGTGTGCGCGAGGAAATCGCGGCGTTTGTGCAGGCGAACCCGATGCCGGACGCGACCGCAGAACTGGGCGGCTTCATTAACCGCACGGGCGACCAGCCGCCGCCGGGTGGCGCGCAACCGCCGCCCGCTGCTACCGCGCCCCGGCCCGCGCCGCAGCCGGGGACGGTTGAGGGCGGGTTCCGGTTCCGTGGCGGCAACCCCGCAGACCGCAACAACTGGGAACGCGCGCAGTGAGCGGACCATGGGAAGCCTACGCGCAGCAGGAAGCCCCTAGCGGCCCGTGGCAGAACTACGCGCCACAGGAAGCCCCGCAGACGGCGACGCAGCGCGCGCTTGCTGCGCTCGGCTATGTGGACAACCTCGCGCGGCAGTTTGCCGGCGGTGCGACGTTCGGCTTTGCCGACGAAGGCGCGGCCGGCGCGCGCGCTCTGACCGAGGGCGTCCCCTACAACGAAGCCTTGCAGCAAGAGCGCGACCGCGACACGGCGTTTCGCCGGGACAACCCGATTGCGGCGACCGCCGCGCAGGTTGCCGGCGCGGTGGTGTCCCCCGCCGGGCGGCTGCTTCCGATGGCGCGCGGGCAGTCTGCAAGCCTTCCGGGTGCCGTGGGGCGCGGTGCCGTCGTGGGCGCCTCTGGCGGGGCGCTGGGCGGCTTTGGCGAGGGCGAGGGCGGTCTAGGTCAGCGGCTTATGACGGCGGCCATAGGCGGCGGCCTGGGGCTTGGCGTGGGCGCGGCAGTCCCGGCGGCGCTTGCCGCGGGAAGCGCGGCCTGGCGGGCGGGCTCGCGGGCAATGGGCTACGGCACGCCGCGGGCCGACGCGGAGCGGATTGCGCTGCGCGAACTGGCGCGCGATGGCGTCACGCCGGAAGAACTGGTTCAGCGTTCGGCGGAAGCCGGCGCGGCGGGCCGCCCGATGATGCTGGCCGACCTGGGCGGCGAAAACCTGCAACAGACGGCGCAGGTAGTCGCGCGCACGCCGGGGCAGGGGCGGCAGATTGCGGCCGAGGCGATTCAGGGGCGCGGCGGTGAGCGGCAGGCGGTGCGGCTAGCCGATGACGTGCGGGCGCTGGTCAGTGGCGACGACTTCACGGCGACGATGCAGGACATTGCGCGCCGTCGCGCTGCTGCGGCTGCGCCAAACTATGACCGCGCATACGCCGTGCAGCTTCCCGAAGATCCCCGATTGCAGCGGTTCCTTAACGACCCCGACATTCGCGAGGGCATTCGCCGCGGTCTGGTGGACGCGCGCCGCGAGGCTATCGCGCTCGACCGTCCGTTTGACCCTGCGGCCTTCGGCGTCCGCATCCGCCCCGATGGCGGCTTCGACTTGATTGGCGGTAGCACGCCGACGCAGTTGTTTGACGCAGCGCAGCGCGGGCTTCGCGAAATCGCGGAAGGCGCTCGCGGGCCGAACGGCCAGGCGACCGACGCCTCCCGCCGCGTCGGTCAGCTTCGCGAGGCGTTGCTTGCCCGGCTGGACGAACTTAACCCTGACTTCCGCGCTGCCCGTGCGGCCTATGCTGGGGAAAGCGCGCTTTTGGACGCGGCTCGCCGGGGCTCGGAACTGCTGGACATGCGCCCGGCTGATTGGCGGGAGTTTGCGCCGGCCGTTGCTCGCATGTCTGGCAGCGAGCGCGAGGCGCTTCGCATGGGCCTTGCGCGCAACATGCTTGACCGGATCGAGAACACGACCGACGCGCAGGAGTTGACGCGGCTTAACCGCCTGATGATGACCAGCGCATTCCGCGAGCGCATCCGGGCGACGTTCGACAACGACGCCGAGACGGGGCGCTTTCTGCAAGCCTTCATGCAGGAAGCGCAGATGGCGCGGACAAACCAGAACATCGCGCCCCGTGGCGGCAGTCCGACGATGCCGATGCAGGAGCGTGCGGCGGATCTCCGCAACGTGCCGCCCGGCCCGGTGTCCGGCGCGGTGGTCAATCCGGAACTTGCGCCAGGCGTCCCGCTGGGAACCGCGCTGTTGCAGGCTGGCACGCAGGGCGGCCTGACCGCGCCGCTGTTCGCTACGGGGCAGCGGGTGGGGCAGGCGTTCCGCGAGAACGCTTACCGCCAGAACATGCAGCAGCTTGCGCCGATGCTGTTCAACACGGACCCGCGCGCGCGTCAGCAATACGCGGAAAACCTGCTTGTCCGCGCCATGCGTGACGCTGAGTTGCGGAACGCCATCGCGCCGTTTGCGCGCGCGGCCACGCGCGGCCTGCCGGTCGCGGCTTCGCTCGAAGCTAACTGAGCCAATCGTCCAGCATCGCCGCGACAACGCCGACCACAAAGGCGGCGGCGATGATGATTAGCGCCTCCGTCACATCGAGGTTTCCCTCATGGCAACTCGCCTTCTCCCTCCCGGCTATCAGGAGTTTCTCCCCACTGGCGCCATCGCGCCGGGGGCGAAGCTCTACACCTACAGCGCGGGGACTTCCAATCCCAAGGAAACCTACGCCGACGCGGCGCTTACCGTCCCCAACGCAAACCCCGTGGTTGCGGATGCGTCGGGCCGGTTCGGGGATATCTTCGCGGGCGTCGGTGACTACCGCGTCGTCATGAACACATCGGCCGATACGCTGCTCTGGACGGCTGACCCGGTTGACGGCGCCAGCAGCGCGGGCAGCGGCATCAACGAAACCAACTTGGTTTACAACGGCGACTTCCGGGTCAACTCGCCGCTGCCGGCCGGGCAATACGGCTATTTTTCGGACACTCAGCCTTGCGCCCCCGGATGGCTTGCGCTGTCGCAATCGGGGACGGTGCAAGTCAGGGCTGACAGCACTGTTGCATCCCGATGGGCGGCTGACGTGCTGCGCCTCAATATTAGAACGGGCTCCCAGCGGTATGGCGTTGTCCAATGGGTTCTCCCCGAGGACTGCGCGCACCTGGCGGCGCAGAGCGTAGCGTTCTCGGCGCGGGTTCAGTGGAACGGCGTAACCAGCGGGAACGTCCGTTATGCCATCATTCAGTGGGCGTCTTATCCGACCGACCTTCCAGCCGATCCCGTGGCCGATTGGACATCCACAACTTACAGTTCAGGGGCGTTCTTTACGTCAAACGTCGCGGCGCTGGCTGTGGGCGTGGCAACGGCGAACAACTCCACTTACATTGACCTTCCAGCCATTACGGGCGTCTGTTCGTCCAACCCGCAGGCCATTGGCGTCATCATCTGGACTGAAAGCGCCACGACAAGCAGCCGTTCGCTGAAAATCACGAACGCGCGGCTGACGCAGGGCACGACCGTTTCGGACTTTCAGCGGCGCCATTACAAGACGGAAAAGGTCATCGCGCAGCCGGACCCGTTCCTCGCGCAGCGCAATCTTGCGGTCAACGGTGACTTCAACGTCTGGCAGGGCGGCGCCACGATCGCCATTCCGGCCAGCACGACCACGACCGCCTGCTATGGGCCTGATCGGTGGTGCATGGAGACGGACGCCAACCAGGCTTGCACGATTTCGCGGATTGCAGGCACGGCTGCAACGCGCACCGCATACGGAGCGAAGATCCAGCGCAACGCCGGCCAGACCGGGACAAGCGTGCTGCGCTTTCAACAGGCGCTTGAAACCGCCGACCTTTACGCCATCCGCGACCGGCAGCTTACCGCGTCTTTCTTGATTTCGGCGGGAAGCGATTTTGCTGGTTCGCTTACTTTCAAGGTTCTTGCGGGCACGGGCACCGAGGGGCGCCGCACGAACGCCGCAGCTTACACGGGCGAGACGACGATCATCAGCGGCACGCTTGCCGACCTGATCCAGATTTCCGCAGGCAGCGAGCAATACTTTTCGTTCACGTCCACAGGCTGGGGCGCCGATATCCCGGTCGGCGTCGGGGATTTTACGCAAGCCTGCATCTGCTGGGAATGGACGCCTTCGGGCACCGCTGGCGCGGATGACTCTTTTAACGTCTTCAACGTTCGGCTTCACATCGGGGATTCCTCCGCGCCGTTCGTAGTGGAAGACATTGGCGAAACTCTCGCCCGCTGCCAGCGGTGGTATTCCAAGTCCTTCCCGCAGGCAACCGCGCCTGCGCAGAACGCAGGCGTTACCGGCGCCGTGTCTTTCCCGCAGGTTGTCGGCGCCTCGACGGCCATGACGCTGCCGGCGGTGACGTTCCCCGCCACCATGCGCGCCGCGCCCGTCGTGACCCTGTTTAACCCGTCCGCAGCCAACGCGGAGGCCCGCAACGTAGGCACCGGAACGGATTGCACGCTTACCAGCGCGACCGCGACGGAATGGGGTTTCAGCGGCACTGCGACCACGCCTGGCGGCTCCGCGGCCGGGCAGCAACTCATCGTCCACTACACCGCCGACGCGCGGCTCTAGGAGCAATCACACATGGCACAGGCTCTCCTTGACGTGTCGCTGGCGTCGGTGACGACCAGCGCGACGGTCCAGATTTACGGCCGCTTCAACGTCCAGATGACCGGCGATTTCGTCGGCACGGTCGCCATTGAGCGGTCCCGCGATGGCACCCTGTGGGCTGCTGTCGCGCGCGATGCCGAGGCGAATACCTGCACCTACGTCTTCAGCAGCGCCGGGGAAAAGAACTGCTCCGGGCTGCGGTTCGAGGAAGACGAGCAAGGCATCTTCTACCGCATCAATGCGACGGTGCGGACCAGCGGCACGGTGCGCGTTCAGATCGGCGTGGGCAGCGTCATCCTTCCCGGCCAGCGGGCGTGACGCATGAACCTGCAACCCTTTGCAGGCGGCCCGCCTAGCGGCGTCGTTCTAAACGCGCGCGGGACGCCGCTTTACGGCGGCGCGCCTGCACCGATTGTCGCAGTCGGCCGATACACCGGCAACGGCTCGTCGCAGTCCGTGCGCGTGGGGTTCGCGCCTGACCTGTTGATGATCAAGGGCGCTGGCTACTGGTTCACGATGACCGCAGTGGGCCTGACCACTGACGGGGCGCATTATATCCGCCTGTGGCCGCAAGCGAAGTTTCAGAGCAGCGCGCAGGCCGTGACCGCGCGCTCCGCGAACGGCTTCACTGTCGGCACGCTTGCGGACGTAAACGCAAACGGCGCGACCTTCACCTACTACGCTTTCAAATACCGGCGCGGCTTCATTCACGCGACGCCCTACACCGGCAACGGCAGCAACCCGCGCAACATCTCGCACAATCTCGGCGCCGTTCCCGATATGATGATCCTGTCGGATCAGTCCGACAATGCGGCTTTTTCGATGGCCTACTTGGGGCCGAGCATGGGCGCCAACGCCGGGTTCCGCGTGGCGATGACCAACGCTTTCGGCGCGGCCGATGCAACCTGGCTGAACAACACGGCGCCGACCTCCAGCGTCTTCACGGTCGGGTCGGCGCTGTTCAACACGAACACGCGCTACATCACAAACGTTCTTTTTGCCAGCGACAATAAAAACAGCAAACTCGGCGCCTATACCGGCGACGGAGCGGCTAACGGCGCGACCATATCGCTGCCGTTCCGGCCGAAGGTCATCTTCCTCAAGCGGCCATTTACGGTGCTGTCCGAATGGGCGGTATTCGACAACGTGAATAACACGTCAAGCCCCTGGACCAAGTGGTTCGGATGGGATGGCACGGGCACGCAGAACACGGACGCAAACGGCGTCATCGTCTCGGGCTCGTCTTTCCGTCCGCCGCTGTCCTACAACGCGACGGGCATTGGCTACGCATACATGGCGTTCGGCTAATGGCAGACTTTGAACTCTCAGACGGAACCCGCGCGCTCATCCGCGAGATTGCCGCCGAGGCGTCAAAAACTGCGGTTCAGGAATCCTTTCGCCGGCTCGGCCTGGACGACGAGAATGCTGGCAAGGACGTGGAAGAGTTGCGCGACTTGCTCGTGAACTGGCGCGCCGCGAAGACGAACCTGATGCACCGGCTGGTGAACTGGTTTTTTACCGTTGCCCTTGCCATTGCCGCGGCATGGGTGGCGGTGTGGCAGACGGGGCGCTAGATGCCGCAGCGCCTACCACTGGCCGCGCAGGAGTTCGCGGACGCATGGTTCCGCTATGGCTGCTCCCCGGCGATGTTCCACAAGGTCACGGGCTACGCCGAGCGGGCAATCTACGCGCGACGCAATGAGGTTGAGAAGCAGCTTGGGATATCGCTTCCAAGCGTAAAGCAGACCACGAGCGGCGGCACGCCCAAGGTGGCCATCAATGTCGGCTACCACAGGCGGCACGCGCTCAAGGTTCGCGACGGCGCGGTGATCGTGTTCTCGGACGCGCACTGGTGGCCGGGGCAGAAGCGGGCAAAGGCGCATGAGGCGCTGTTGAGCCTGCTGCGGACGTTAGAGCCGCGCGCGGTTGTTGCCAATGGCGATGTCTTCGACGGCGCCGGCATGTCGCGCCATGACCCCGGCGGATGGGAAGGCCGCCCGTCCACTGAGGACGAGTTGGCGGTCCTGCAATCCAACATGCACGAGATCGAGGTTGCCGCGGGCGGCGCCGCGTTGCTGCGGACCATCGGCAACCACGATATCCGATACGACAAGTATCTGGCGGTCCGCGCGTCCGAGATGCGCGGCGTTTCCGGCTCGCGCCTGCGGGACCATCTGCCGCGGTGGCTGGAAAGCTGGTCGGTCGAGATTAACGGCGAGTGCATGGTCAAGCATCGCTGGCACCAGGGCATACACGCCACTTACAACAACACGCTTAAGGGCGGCATGTCGATTGTGACCGGGCACATGCACCGGCTGCAAGCAACGGCCCATACCGACTACCGCGGGCGGCGCTGGGGCGTGGACTGCGGAACGCTGGCGGATGGCCCCGGAAGCCCGCAATTTGCATACGCGGAAGACAACCCCGCGCCGTGGGGGAGTGGCTTTGCGGTGCTGACCTGGCGCGCGGGCGTGATGCTGCCGCCTGAGTTTTGCGAGGTGATCCGCGGCAAAGCGTGGTTCAGGGGCGAGGCTGTATGACGACACTGGCGGAAACGATTACGGCGCTACCCGAGGACGGGCGGGCGCGCGTCATGGAGCGAACTGCGGAACTGTATGAGGCCGCGTTGCAGCGGCATACGCCCGTGACGGCGTGGGAGTTTGACCGGGACGCGGCGGTGGTCGCGACGGCGACGGAGATGGCCGGCTTTCGGATGCCGGACTTCAACGCCCATGCGTTTGGACTGGCCGCGTTCTGCGAGGAAATCGCGCAGCAGAAAGCCAACGCGGGCGAGTGCGACATTGTGTGGGCGACGTTCCACAAGCTGGCGGCGAGGCTGCGGTCGCCGTGAACCGCCGCGAACTGCGCGCCCGCGCTCTGGCCGCCGTGCAGGTTCCGCTTGCCGTGCAAGTCCAGTGCGAGGCGTGCGGGACGCAATGGCTTGAGCGGTCCAAGCGGGCGCCGTTGTTCTTCAAATGCCCTGAGTGCGGCAAGCGCCGGGGCGTCAGGGTGCAGATCCACGACATCGAGGACGAGGAAGATGCCTAGGCCAACCGCCCGTGTACCCATAGTTCCGCAAAACTATGGGTACACCCATGCCTGAGTTTCTCGTGGCGATGCTGCTGTCCATCGGCTGCGCGTCGTCACAGTTCACGGCCAGCAACGGCACGCGCTTTGTCGTGTGGGTCTGTCCCCCGCCGGTTGCCGCGCCGGTTCAGCCGGGGCCAGAGGAACGGGACAGTTGACGCTCGGCTCGCACCTTTTGCGCAAACCGTTCCGCGTCGCGGCGGCGCGAGAACGTGCCGAGAAACTTGTCCCACGGCTTGTCAGGGCATTCCTCGATTACGTCCAGCATGAACGGCGTAATCCGCACGACGCGGACGCCCTGCGCGCTGTCTTCCATCCCCGCCTTATAGGAGGTTTTTAAATGAGCCGCATCACTTGGGGCGCCGTCATCATGCACGCGCTCGCCGGCTTTGCCGTGTCTGCCATCGGCGCGGGCCTGTCGCTCGCGGCGGGCGTGTCGGCCTGGCCGGCGGGGCTGGTCCTGGCGCTCGCGTCCTGCGCGTTCTGGACTTGGCGCGAGGCGGCGACGGCTGCGGAGCGGCACAACACCGACCTGCGCGGCGGCTGGGATATCGTGCTGGCGGGCGAGGGCGCGCCGTGGTCCCCGTGGAACCTGCGCTTGCAGGCCCTGTCCCCGCTGGCCGGGGGCTTGCTCGTCACAGCCTATGTGGCAACCGCGCAGTGATTTGGCTGCGCCGCAAGTCGCGCGAATGGACCACATGGGCAGGCGTGGCCCTGTTTGTGTCTGGCTTCGTCCTGACGGCGGCCTTCGATGCGCGCGAACTGGCCGAGTATGAGCGGCGCTGGTCGCACGTCCTGCCGATCATGCTGCACGCGGCCGGCGTGGTGGGGCTGGTGATGCGCGACCCCAAGCGCCGGAAGGATTGCGATAAATGATCGCGTTCATTCTGTCCCCCCTTGGCCGATGGGCCGCCGTGGGCGTCTTGCTGGCGTCTGTGGCGTCGTGGGGCGCCTTTGAGCGGCTGTTGCGGCAGTCGGCGCAGGCCGACGCGCGCGCCGCTAGGGCGGCCTTGGAAGCATGCCAGGCCAACGCCCGGAACATGGAGATTCGACGCCATGAGGAAGATCGCGCTGCTCGCGACCCTGACCCTGCTAGCCGGCTGCGGGAGCGATGGGGCACCCCCTGACGTGTGCGCGCCGTGGCGCCCGATTTACGTTGGGGTCGAGGACGTTCTTACGCGTCAAACGGCGGAACGACTGCTTGCCCACAACGAGACCGGCTTGCGGCTTCAATGCTGGGAGGCGCCCCGATGAGTTTCTGGTCCCGCATCGCGGCGGCGTTCAAGCGCCCGGCGAAGGTTAGCGACTTTAGCGAGTTTAGCGGCCCGTCCGATAACATCGCAATAACCCCGGCCATTTTGCGAAGCCTCGGCGCCGCAGAGCCGGACCTGTGGGCGGCGCCGCTGGCCCGCGCCATGCGGACGCGCGGCATCACGGCAAACAAGCAACGCGCGGCGGCGTTCCTCGCGACGGTGCTGCACGAAACGGGCGGGCTGCGCCGGTTGACGGAAAGCCTCGACTACAGCCCCACGGGGCTTCTGAAGACGTGGCCGCATAGGTTTACCGAGGAAGAAGCCGCGAAGTGGGGTAGGGGCGTCGGGCGGGCGGCTGACCAGCGGGCCATTGCCGAGCGGGCTTACGGCGGGCGCATGGGGAACATCGTCCCCGGCGACGGCTGGTTGTTCCGCGGGCGCGGCCTGATCCAGCTTACCGGCCGGGCGAACTATGAAGCCGCAGCGAAGGCGCTGGGGCGGCCGATTGACGAGTTCTTGCGCTGGATCGTGACGCCCGAGGGCGCGGCCGAGACGGCGGCGTGGTGGTGGAGCGCGCACGGCTGCAACGACTTGGCCGACGCGGGCGACGTGCGGGCGTGGCGCCGCAAGGTCAACGGCGGGGATATCGGCTTGCAGGACGTGCGCGAGAAATACGCGCAGGCGCTGATGGCGCTGGGCTGAACTATCAAGCGAAACTTGAACGTTGGGCGTCGGGCGGGATGACCGCTCGGCGCCTTTCGCATTTTAACTGCCCGACCCTAGCGCGCGCGTCGGGAAATAATGAGGGAAATCAAAGCCCACTCCCTTGATCATCGGATGTATTGGTAAACTCGGATTGTTCCGTCAGCAAGTTTGCGCTTGACGGTTTTCGCGTAACGCTGTTTCGCAGGACGCGACGGCTTCGGCACCACTCGCGGAACCTGCCGGTGCCAAGCGATTACATTGCCGCTGCAAAGCTGCTTTTCAGTCATGGTGCAGGCGTTTCTGCCGCGCTGCTTGGTGGTTTCCCATACGGCGAGAACTGCGGCAACGTCAGCAAGCCAGGCGGTCCCGTCCGCGACGTTGACGAACACCACGCGGCGAACGCGCATCAACTGAGGGCGCCGCAGATGCCAAGCTCCTGTCGTTGACGCCTTGACCTCAACAGCCTCGGGGCCGTCGCCAAAATCAACCCAGAGATCCCCGGCGTGGCTACCTTCGGACGTGGCGACAAACTCGTATCCAAGCCGGCCAAGGTGGAACATTGCAAGCCCAACCCCGGCCCGCCCGGTCAAGCGCGAAGGGATGTCGCGCTGTGCCGCCTTATGTGCCGCCGGCTTACGCCGAATCACGGTTTGTTCGCTGTCTTCGCAGGCAGGAAAACCTTGAGGCGCAGGCATTTCTAACATTGGCGGCGTATGCTCCAAGGTTTGCTAAACCGTTATACCCCGCAAGGGGTATCGAGGGTTCGAATCCCTTCCCCTCCGCCACTTTCTAGCGCTTTTCCGGCTCCGGTTCCACAAGCCTTTGTGCCCCCATTTGTGCCACCTTCTGCCGCTCTTCTTCGGTCAGGTAAGCCAGATAGCCTTCGGTAGTCTTGACGCTGCTGTGGCCAAGATGCCGGGACAAGGCGTAAATGTCCCCGCCGGCTTTGAGCCAGCGGATAGCGAACCCGTGCCGTAGGTCATGGACCCGAAACGGGCGGAACGCCTTGTCAGCCTTCTGGCACGCCAGCATGACGCGCCGCACGTTGCTGCTGAAGTTCCGGTATGGCTTCCCCGTGTCGGCCCGGAACAGCGGCCCATGGCGCCGGGCGGCCGTCAGCACGGGCGAGGCGTCCCCGCCGGGCGTCTGCCACGCCAGCGCCCGCGGGCGACTGGTCTTGGTCTTGAGTAGCCGGATCTGCCGGCGCTCCCAGTCTACGTCATCGC